TTAATCATGTTGCCATTCACCATGCGCGATAAAGGCGTCTTAACTGGTATGAAAGAACGCGCAGCATTGACAAGTCGAGTACCCGCACCAGCCTGAATATCTTTAGTTATCTGCCGGCGTAAAAGGCGGTCTACTTTGTTTATTTCGGCTAGTGCTTCTTGAATGCCGTATACCTGATAACTAGCGCTAGTGGGCATTTTGTTTGCGCTGCCTTTCAAGTATGTCTATAACGGTGGCGAGGTCTGGTAACTCAAAGTCTACAGTCGGGGGCCACCAGCCCGTGTGCAATAGAAGCTCGGCTAGTTGTCGCCGGACGGTACCGGCTCGGTAAAACTTTGTGGCTCGCTGTCTACAACTTCTAGTAGCTCAATGGTGTTAATAAACGCGTCGAGTGTGGCGGGTACGACAATGTTTGCGCGTTGGCTGGCGTCCCATGCCATAAAGGCTAGGTCTTCCATACCGACGCCTGCGCCTAGGTCACTGGCGCGACGCTTGAAGCGCCTTTCCCATGCGACAATGACCGCGAGGCTAGTGGTTACCTCGTAGGCGTTTTCGTTTTGGCGTTGAACTTTGAGCCGTAATTGCATGTCGGGCTACCTTTCGGGTTGGGGTTTGGTTATGCGCCGGTGGAAACGCTGTACGTTCCCCCGGTAAAGGTGATGTCGATAGCGTCCAAGGCGCCCAGCTGGCCGTTGACCAATGGCAAGGTTTCCATGTAAGCCGCGGTCAAAGTGTGCTCTGGGTTCGTAGCTGAGGTGCTGCCGGTGCTTGGTTTTACTTTGACGGTTACTTGTGTACCTACAAGGTCTTTGAGTGTGGCGTAGGTTTCGCTAGCTGCGTAAGAGTTGTAAAGCGTGACGGTCAATGTGTTGTTTGCAAGACCGCTTGTGTAAACGCGTGAAGTTGAACCAAAAGCAGTTGACTCTAAAGCCTCGACAACGCGTGTAAACACGGCGCTCGTTACTTGGTCGGTCATGTCTACCGCGTTGATGGTTACTACTGGGTTTGATAGGTAGGTGCTTGTAGCCATTTTGGGTTACTCCTCGGTTAGTTCTGGTTCTGTTTTAGCAGATTTTGACTCGGTTTTGGTGGACGTTTCAGCGAGGAAACCGCCAGCGATTAACGCCAGAATGTTTACGCCGTCTTTTTCAGCTGCGGCAGCGTCAAAGAAGTCGCCTATTTTGCCGAGCCGTTCACTTGAAATCTTAAACATTTTCGTACCTCACGAGGTTTGTGCTTGCATTGTAATTGTTAAATCGTAAGCCGGATAGTCTGCACCGCCGATTATGGCAATGGTTGGCCGCCCGTCCGTTAAACCAACATTAGCGCCAAGCACCTTGCTGGCGAGGTTTAGTAGCGACCGCTGGGCGTCAAGGTTGTTTGGCCCGAGAGTGATGCACCGTACCGGAAATATCATTTTTACAATGTTGTAGTTAAATGCCTCGAAAGTTGGCGCGTCAATAAACGCACATGGCGGGACAAGGTTGCGCGGGTCGTTGACAACTTGTAGCCCAGTAATAGCGCTGAGCGTGGTAGTGAGGTCGTCTAGAGCCTCGTTAAACAGGTCTGTAAAGGCCGCAGGCATGAGTTAAGCGACCTGTGGTCTGTCTATGCCAAGCAGTTGTTTTATGACGCCTGAGAGACCCGTAACCGATACCGCGCCACCGTCTCCAAAACTAGCAAACGAGTCAATAGAGCCACGTTGGCGGTAAAGCATTCCGCCGTACTGAATGGTTCCCAGTGTGACGTCACCGCTTGGGCTTACTGACGGCTGGTCTATCCAGCCGGACTCTTGACGTCGGCGAAACGCAAAAGCGTTTGCAGCTGACGCGCATTGCGTTAAAAAAGTCGTGTCGGCTGCCGTGGCGGTACCGATTCCTAACCAGTCTTCGATGTTTGCCGCGGTAATCCAAGTGCATGTAGGCTGGAATGTGAGTGTGCCGGTGGTTGCGGTGCGCTCGACATTTGCCGCCGTTAGACTAAACAAAACTTGGTTTTGTATTGGCCAGTCGTAATTAAAAAGCAAGTCGCCTTGGTCATCAGTGCCAATGAAATAAAACTGCGGGCACGCATACACGGTGCGCGTACCGTTGAATGTTGCATCAACGGACGCGACCGTAATACTGTCGCCGGGCTGTATAAGCGCGTTAGTGAGCAGTTGCAACACGCCGTAATTGTCAACAAGCTGCTTGTGCGTGATTGAGTAAACCGCCATGGCGGAAAACCGCCTTTCGGGTTATGCGTTTACGAGTTTGACAAACTTGGTTGCGTCTGCCATAAAGACAGCTGCGTAACCACGGAATGCAATAGTGCGGCCAAGCGTGCTTGGTACGTCAACCGAGATTGCACCTTTCATCTGTTCGTAGAACTCGAAACCAGCGGCAGCGCCGGCAGCGTGACCAACTACACCAGACAATGTGCCGGTTGAAGTTCCGCCCGCCATGTTCTTGTCAACTACGAGCGTCAAGCCAAGTGGGTTGCCGTTCCATGATGTTGCAGACTGTGTGCCGGCTGCGTTGTAGCCACCAAGTCCGGGTGCGCCCACAAATGGGAATACAGGACGGTTCTGGTCGTCTACAGCCATACCGGGTTTTGCCCAAGTTACTGGCGACACGAAATAGTGTGTTGGCAAGTAGTTGCTGGTGTTTGAGATTTGGTATGCGGCCCCATAGATAGCCTCAACAATGTCTTGACCGGTGAAGCCAGCAAGTGTTTCAGTTTGTGTGGTTTGCGCAACCATTTGGTCTACTGCGTAGTTGTCGGTTGCTTGGCCATAGGCGATTGCTAACTGTTCGAGAATAATGTTGATTGAAGCGGGGTCTGACCAGTCCAAGTCTTGTTCTGACACGGTGACATATGTACCAAAGCTAAGTTTGCTTACGTCGTTGTTTGACACGACAACGGTTGATGGGTCGAGCGTGTTGAGCTGACCGGTTGGCTGCTGTGTGACTACTGGGCGTGTCGTGATGGTTGGACGACGGAATGTTGCGCCAGCGGTCGGCATTGCTTTTGTCCCAATTGCCGAAACGAAAGGCCTAATGGGGTTCAGCGAGTCATACACACTGCCGGTGATGACCTCGGGCAAAATACCGGGGGTGTCCGCCGTGGTGATGTTTGGTGCAGCTGCGTGAATGCGTGCATTCATTTCAGCAAACGCTGTGCTGCCTGCTGCCATTGCTGCAATATATTCGCTAGGTGTTGGCAACTTAAATTGTGGTTTAGCAGTTGCCCACAAAGGCGCGGTAGGTGTTGATGCCTCTACTACTGGTGCTTGGTTTTCCATGACGGGTGACTCCTCTGGGGTTTCTGTTTTTGCTTCTTCAATTTCGTTCTCGTCGGTGTCGGGTTCCGTCTCTACTGATGTTATATCAGACTGTGCAGCGATTTGGTGGATTTTCGCATCGGCAAATGCACCTTCGGAAACCATGCTGAGCTCTGACCAGATAGCGGCGGTGACGTGCATGACACCGTCAACCATTGTCCATTCTGTCGGTGTCGCGCCAACGCTTACCGAGTCGAGTACGCCGTCTTGTGCAAGTGTGAGCGCTTCGTCGCCGGCGTTAGTTGCCGAGATACGTGCAGCGAACATGACGCCTTCGGGTGTTTCTACTCGCTCGGTCACAATGCCTATGGGTTTGGTTGAGTCGTGGTACTGCATGAGTTTGGGCGCTGGGCCGTCGACTGGCAAACTACCGGGCATGAATAAAACTTCTTGGCCGCTAGAAGTACGTGCTGCTTTACCGTATGGGGCGGCTAAACCGTAAATGGTGCGTTTTGGTGCGCCGCCTTTTGCAGCTTCTACAGTGAAGGAACTTGGGGTGAACCTAATCATTCATAACCTCGCTTGGGGTGTCCATTGGATTTCGGGTTGGGCTGGGCGTTTCCACCACGTCTTCTACGTCTACTTCCCCCATGTACGACTCACTGAGGTAGGCCTCTACGTCAAACTCGACATAAGTGCCGTGGGGTAATACGTTGTCGCTAGACAATGTTTGAGCAATGCAGTCAATAAAAGCCTTGGCGCCAAACAAATAAAGGTCGGCGCGAGCGCCTTGGCTAGTGGTGTACTGGTAACTGCCTTGGTCAATGCCGGCAAGGTAGTTGGGGATATTGGCGGCGCGGCATAGTTCGCGGGCTTGGAAGTCGCGCGACTCGACTAGCAGCATGCGGTCGGGTGTCGCCGTCGTGGCTTCGTAGGTCAAGTACTCGTT